CCCCCCCCCCCCCTCTTTTTTTTGAGGTTTTTTTCAAAAAGTGAGGAGAAATTTATAAATCTCCTTCATTAATATATTTTACTATAAATTATTTATGGTGTTTAAAAGTTATATTAATTAAATTGATAAAATCTGTTATATTTTACAAAAATGCGACTATTTGCTATAAAAATCTCCTCAAATCTCCTCACTTAAGAATTAAAATATAATTAATATATATATGAGAAAAGAATTTGAATGCGAAATATGTAAATTTAAATCTTTTTATAAAGGGGATTTAAAAAAACACATAAAAACTAAGAAACATTTAAGCAAATTAGAAGAGTTACGGTGTATAGAAGAAAAACTCCTCGAAATGGTCAAAATCCAGCACAATCCAGCACAAATCTTGGAGAATTTCGAAAAATTCCAGCACAAAACAGCACAAATTAGTAAAAGTGAGGAGATTTTTAATTGTGAACACTGTTTAAGAAATTTTAAAAGCCAGGATAATTTAATTAGACATACTAAAAAATATTGTAAAGTAAAGAAACAACTAGATGAAGAATTGGAACACGTTAAAATTATATTAGAAGAGGAAAGAGCGTCTCATAAGGAAGAAAAAAAGCGTTTATATGATTGTATAGATAAACTGATACAAAAAGCAGGAAATATAACTACAACAATTACAAATAATACTCAAAATAATATAAGTTTAAATAGTTATGGTTCGGAAGATTTATCACATATTACTGATAAATTAAAAAGAGAATTCCTTCAACTACCTTATGGTATGATACCAAAAATGATAGAAAAAGTTCATTTCAGTGGCACAAAACCAGAAAATAGTAATATAGCTTTAACTAACAAAAAAGAAAATTTCATTAAAATTTTTAAAGAGGGAAAGTGGCAGTATTGTAATAAAGAAGAAATATTAAACGATTTAATCCAAACTAACTATTGTAGATTGGATGAATTCTATGAAGATATATGCGAAGGTAAATTACCAGAAATTTATAATATTAGATATAAGAAGTTTCAAGAAAAATTTGATAATGATGACCAAAATTTAAAAGAACAAATAAAACAAGATAGTATTTTAATACTTATGAATGAAAATTTAAAGATTTAAATTTCTACTAATTAATGAAAATTTAAAGATTTAAATTTCTACTATTTTATTACTATTAAGTAAATTATTATTAAGTAAATTTCTAGTAAGTAAATTATTATTAAGTGAATTATCATTAAGTAAATCACTATCATCTAATAATTCCATATCATCTAATAATTCCATATCATCTAATAATTCCATATCTTCTAAGAAATTATCATATAGAATTTTTCTTTTAGAACAACAAAATAAATTTTTTAATATATATAAGCACCAATGCTCATTTATATCATATTTTGTATGATTAATATTTTTATATTTGTCTATAACATTTAATTCATTATTAATAAATTTATTATCTAATAAAATTTTCCTATATTTTTTCTTATAATAATTAACATGTTTGAATGGCATAATATTATCGTATGATTCTTTTGTTAAAACTATAAAATCGTATGTATCATTTTCGTAGTTTGAACAAATCATATACCAATTATCTATACTATCTGCAGAAATTTCAAATAGATTTATAGTATTTAATGTTTTCCTAAGTTTATTAATAATAAAATTAAAATTTTGTATTGTTTTAGATATTTCTTCTTTTTTCTCATCTAAATTAAAAAATCTAATTATCGCCAAAACTAATGCTATATATGTTGGAAATATTATAGGTAATAGCGTTCCAATTATATCATTAATTTCATATTTTGATTTTATAGTTTCTATAAATGTAATTGCCGTTGAAACTATAATTACACTAACTTGTATAAAATTAATTTTATTAGTAAGATTATCATATTTTAACGATAGTAACGCCTTATTTTTTCTATTACTTTTAATTAATTTGTTTATAGAATCTATTAAAACATTTTTTTTTTTATAACAATTTGTTATTTCGTTACTTATAGTTTCGTTACTTATAGTTTCGTTACTTATAGTTTCATTACTTATAGTTTCATTACTTATAGTTTCATTACTTATAGTTTCGTTACTATATCTTTCGTTACTATTACTATCCATTAATTAAAAATAATTAATTAAATTTTAAATTAAAGAATAAATGCGTTGTTTATATAAAAAATAATTATATTTAAATTTTATAAAATGGATGAAAATCTCTCGGTATTAGTGGATGCTAAAACGGAATATACTAAACAATTAACCGCAATTTTAGTACCACATATTTTTGATGGTATAAAGTCAATTTATGAAGAAACTAGTCAATACTGTTCCATAAATAATGATAACGCAATTCTTATGAGATTTCAAGAAAAATTATCAATGATACCTAAATGGAACCATGATATGTTAGTTGAAGAATATAATAGAATTATGAAAGATTCTGGTTGTGATTGGTTAGATGAATTGGTAACAGCTGTATTTTTAAGTCATACCAAAATTTTAACAGTAATAAAAAATAATGGTAAAAAACCAAAGAAAATTAATCTCAAGATACCTAAAATTGACCACTTTATTCATAAATGTTATATTGAATGTGCTAGAGAATTTTGGAAAAATCCCTATTTATTTAGTACGAATTGTTCGCAATATGATTTTCAAAGAAACTCTAGAGAAAGTCAACAAATAATTTCAACTACTATAGAAGAAACTATTAGAAAGTTATTACCAGTTAAAAATATATTAAAGGAGTATTTAGGAGAAGATAGTGAAGAATATAATGATACTTCATTCATAGATCAAAATTATAGAGATAGTTTAAGAAAGTTAGTGAAAAAAGAAATAGAAATTTGTCAAGGGAAAAATGAAATTTTCCCAAATTCTGAAATATTGGAAGAAGATTCTTTACAACAATTAAATGATTTAGAAGAAATTAATAAAGTTATATCAACTAAATTATATACAAAGGACTTGGATATTAAAGATTTAACTGTAGATAATGATTTATTAAATAAAGATATTATTGATTTGGATAATATAGAAGAAATTTCTTTAGTAGAATCAAAAACTTTATTAAAAAAAAATGAAAATCTTAAAAATGTAAATCTTAATGAAATAGAAAATGTAAATCTTAATGAAATAGAAAAAGTAAATCTTAATGAAATAGAAAANGTAAATCTTAATGAAATAGAAAAAGTAAATCTTAATGAAATAGAAAAAGTAAATCTTAATGACTCAATAAATCTTAATGAAATAGAAAAACCTAGTATGGAAACCACAAATTTTAGTGGTAAAAGTACGGTATCTGAATTAGATAAATTAAAAGAACAAAATAAATCGATTATAGATGATTATACAGACGATGATGTAGATGTTGATATTTCAACTTTAAATTTAAAGAAAATGGATTTAAATTCATTGGAAATTCAAGAAATAAATTTTAATGATGATGAATTTGATTTTACAGATGATATAGAAAATGAAACGAATTTAAGTAAAGAACTGGATTTAAGTAAAGAACTGGATTTAAGTAAAGAACTGGAATTAAGTAAAGAACTGGAATTAAGTAAAGAACTGGAATTAAGTAAAGAACTGGATTTAAGTAAAAATGAATTAGTTGAAATAAATGAAGATAATAATATAGAAATAACTACACCAAATATAAAAAAAATAGTAATTGACGATAATAGAAATAATGTGATAAATAAATATGTTAAGGAAAAAAAAAAGAATTTTAGTTTTTTTGATTAATAGGTTAAACAATAGTGTAAATTTATCTATTACGGTTAAAAAAAGTTTTTTATTTCTTTTTTTTTTATATAGATGAATGACTTATTGAAAAACCCATTAATGATATGTTGTATAGCTGGACTTATAGCAGCAATTGTTTCTTTTATTGAACATAAACTTGAAAGTGGTGAAAATTTTGTTCCAGATTATACTAGATATTTTAAAATATTACTTTTAGTAGTAACATTAAGTTATGGTGTTATAAGTTTAAGTAATAGTAATCAATTTGGTAATAGTATACAAGGTGGTGGTAATAGTGGCATACAAGGTAGTGGTAGTGGCATACAAGGTAGTGGTAGTGGCATACAAGGTAGTGGTAGTGGCATACAAGGTAGTGGTAGTGGCATACAAGGTGGTGGTATACAAGGGGGTAGTATACAAGGGGGTAGTAGTAACCAAGGAGGTAATAGTGGTAGTAGTTGGTTTTCTACACCAAAAACGGAAACAGTTATAGAGAAAATTCATACAGGTAATCCTGATTTTTAATTTATTATTTTTTTTCTAAAATATTTATATATTTATCATTTTTTTTTCTAAAATATTTATATATTTATCATTTTTTTTTCTAAAATATTTATATATTTATATTTTAATAATGTTAGAACCAATTTTTAAGGTATTATCTAACGTATTAAAAAACAAAAAATTTACTAATTTCTTTGCTTTTTTTACTCTATTATTTATATCATTTATCGTAACAAATGAAAAGAGCAATTTTGTTCAAACTTTAGTATATTTAACTACTTATCAAATAATTAGACTTATATTAGTTTTATGTATATCGTTATTAATTTGTTTTAATTTACAATTAGGTCTATTATTCTTAATATCATTATCAATTTTAATAAATATACCATTAACAAAAAACACAAATATAAATATAGAAAAATTTGTAAATATTCCAAATATGGTAGATAAGAATAAAATTTTAAAGTATAATAAAAATTTCAAAGAACCTAAAAAACTTACAGATAATGATAAAAAACAGAGCAATGTAAATGAACTAGACAAAGAAATTGAAATAGAGAAAAATAAAGAAAATGAAACTAAGAAAAGACCAAAAAAGAAAGGGTATGCTATATCTGAAGATTTATATTTAGATAAAATGGAAAATACAAAAAAAAAAAATGAGAAAAATGATATAGAAGAAGTAAATCTTAACGAAGAAGAAGAAGATACAATAGAGAAAGAACTTAATAGGAAATTTACTAATGATTATAAAAAAATGGAAGAATATGATAGTTCTTCATCAAATTCATCAAATTCTCAATCTTCAGATAGTTCTACAGATTCCAGTGATTCTGAAAAAGAAATAGATGAAATTCCTATGAAAAAAGCAAGGGAACATATGCTTGACAAATTAAGAAATGGATTAAAAAAAAAATATTTAAATGAATAGAATTCACCTTTAAAATTGGTAAACTAATTCACCTTTAAAATTGGTAAACTAATTCACCGTTAGAAATAGATGCTTCATCAATCCTGAAAATATTGAAAATATCTTTAATTAACTGATTTTTAGGTAAAGAGTTGGACGCATATTTAGTTATTTTAACATATAAATTAAAATTATCTTCTAATTGGTTAAAATTCATATCGATTCCTTCCTCTCTATATTTTGTCCAACCTAAAAGTAAATCAAAAATAGGAGATTTTGTATCAAAGTATTCAATAATTGTTGTAGATAATCTTGCCAAATCAAAGTTAAAATTTAATTTTTTTTTCAAATGTTGCGATGGTGGATTTCCATATTGCCCTCCAGCATCTCCATCTTTTTCGAAAACATCACTATAATATATAGTATTCTTTATTTTAAATATACTTCGTGCGAAATCAATAATTTTTAATTCTCTACCAAATGTTGGTATTTTAAAAAATATATCTTGGTATTTAAAATATTTATATTCTTCAGTAGTTTTATTAAACATTATATTATCACTATGTAAATCATTATGGATAAAACTAATATGTTCTTGCGCAGCTGTCAACCCAAAACATATTTGAAATAATATTCCTAACCATTCTTTTTCTTCAATACCTTTATTTTCTAATTCAGTTAATGTTATATCAAACGATTCCATACAAAGAATTTGAACCGGAATTTGTTTTAATTTTACCCAATATTCCGCACATAATACACTGCCACTACTACTATAACTTTCACTGCTACTTTGGCTACTTTGGCTACTTTGGCTACTATGGCTACTATGGCTACTATGGCTACTATGACTATTATGACTACTATGACTACTATGACTATTTTGGCTATTATGACTATTATGGCTACTATGGCTACTTTGACTACTATGGCTACTTTGACTTTTTTTATCTTTGGAGTAAATTTCCTCTAGGTCTAAATCTGTATGATCCAATTCTGTATGATCCAATTCTGTATTATCCAATTCTGTATTATCCAATTCTATATGATCCAATTCTGTATTATCCAATTCTGTATGGTCTAAATCTGTATTTGTTTTCATTTTTTTCATATCTAATAGTTGTAAATTGTCTAATGATAGTTTTTCGAAGTCATCTAAGTTATTATCATAAATAATATCGAATTCTACACCATTTCTTTTTTTAAACCAACTATCTTCGGTTAAAAAATTATAATCCTCTGAAATATCATGGTGATAACTATTGGCTATACCATTAAAACTTCCATAATATTCTGGAAATATAGAAGTATAATTATTTTTAGTTAATTTATTAACTATATAGCAACCCATAACCTCCATATAGGCATTATTATTTGGATTGTTTATTTTTTTTAAAGTTGAATTACATTCATTGGATGGAATACGAAAATTAAATTCGTAGTCTCCTTCCATATATTTTAAAACATCTAAAATTGGATTACTTTTGATAAAAACTTCTTTCTCTATAAATTTAGTATAGTCATTTGTGTTACTATTTTTTATCATTTTAATTTTAATTTTACCTTGAAGTTTATTTAAAGTTATTTCATCAATATCTTCAATTTCAAGAATTGTATAATCTCCTTTTAGATTAAACATTTTTTTAGAATAAGTATTATTAAATTTAACATATTTGGGAAAGACTGGTAAATAAACTTGCGAATCTAAAATACCCATCTTACTTTCGATTGAATTGTAAAGAGATTCTTGAGTTTTTTTCGCAAGTTTATGCAATTCAAAATTAATAGTCATTTAAAAATACTAAAAAAATAATCTTTAAATTAGTTTATGTTAATCATATAGAAGATTCATTAATAGAAACATAAAGTTCATTTATAATACTTCTGTCTTCATATATTGATATATTATGTAGTTTTTTATTATCATTATTTAGTTTATTATACAAATTATCATATAGTTTATTATCATTTAGTTTATTATCATATAGTTTATTATCATTTAGTTTATTATCATATAGTTTATTATCATATAGTTTATTATCATATAGTTTATTATCATTTAGTTTATTATCATTTAGTTTATTATCATTTAGTTTATTATCATTTAGTTTATTATAAAAAATACACAATTTAATTGTAAATAAAATTATTATAACAGCTTGTACATATACTATTATTTTATAAATATCATTATTACTATTGCTACTGTTAATATTACTGCTACTGTTAATACTACTGTTAATACTGTTACTACTACTATTGATAATACTGCTACTGTTGCTAATACTGCTACTGTTGCTACTGTTAATACTACTATTAATACTGCTACTGTTGTTAATACTGCTACTGTTGCTACTGTTAATACTGTTAATACTGTTGCTACTGTTAATACTATTAATACTGCTACTGTTACTACTGTTACTACCACTACTGTTATTAATACTATTATTTTTTGTTAAACTAAGGCAAAATTTATTATTATTAAGTATTTCGGTTAATGAATTGTTATAACAATTTAAATAATATTTTTCGCTATTATTAAAAACATCTAAAACAATAGTATTATCCAATAAACGAGAACCTATTTTAATTAATATAGTATTAAGTTTAGTTGAATTAAATGGATAATTCATTAAAGAATTTTTAAAATCTTGTTTATTAAGTGTTTCTCCGTCAGTAATTAATATAAAATAAATAAATTCTTCTGAATAATTACTATATAATTCCTCTGAATAATTACTATATAATTCCTCTGAATAATTACTATATAATTCTATTACTTTTTCCAATCCGGTATGAATAAGAGTTGGTGCTCCAAATCTAAAATCATAATTTGTCATTTTGTCGTAAACATAACTATTATTATTACTAAAAGGAAAATCAATATAACCGCGAGAATTATATTGAACCGAGGCATAATTTATGTTGTTACAACTAGATAAATTATTAACAATATCGCTTGTGAAATTTTGTATTAATTCACTATAATCGCATATATCATAACCTAAAATAGATTTAGAAGAATCTACCATAAATATTACATCATTACTATAACTATTACTAAATAATCCAAAAAAAAATAAATATACTAAATTTCTCATTATCTAAATAATAATTATATTCTTTTAAATAATTGTTATATTAATACTAATATTAGGTGTTAATCAATTTAGTATGCGGAATAGATATATAATAAAAATATAAATAAATATATATGAATTTAGAACTTAAAAAATTCGATTTATCCAGTATAAAAAAAGATAAAGTCCTAGTATTTATAGGAAAACGTGAAACAGGGAAAAGTTTCCTAGTAAGAGACCTTCTTTATTATAACCAAGATGTTCCTATAGGAACTGTTATATCTGGGACAGAATCGGCAAATTGTTTTTATGGTAATATTGTTCCAAGTTTATTCATTCATGACCAATATACTCCAGAGATTATACATAATACATTAAAAAGACAGAAAATGGTTGTAAGAAAAATGAAACAGGAAGAGGATACTTATGGGCAGAGTAGTATAAATCCGGATGCTTTTTTAATTCTGGATGATTGTTTATATGATTCTAGTTGGACTAAAGATACTAATATTAGGTCTATATTTATGAATGGTAGGCATTATAAGATGATGTTTATAATTACTATGCAATATGCTTTAGGAATTCCGCCGAATCTTAGAACTAATATAGATTATGTATTTATTCTTAGAGAGAATTATGTATCTAATAGAAAAAGACTATATGAAAATTATGCGGGAATGTTTCCAACTTTTGACGTTTTTTGCCAAGTGATGGATTCGTGTACTGAAAATTTCGAATGTTTAGTAATTCATAATAATGCCAAGAGTAATAAATTAGAAGACCAAGTTTTTTGGTATAAAGCGGAGGCGCATGATGATTTTAAAATTGGCGCACCAGAGTTTTGGCAACATCATAGTAATAATTTCCAAGATGATTACGATGAAGATGAAGATTTTGTATATAATAAGAGGAAAGGCCCGCAAGTTAATGTTAAAAAGACTTATACTTAAACTAAAATAGGGTCTATATCAGAAAACATATCAGAATAAGTATTGTTTACATCTATACTTTCTATTTGGTCGTCATAAATTGTTCTTGGAACAAATCTATATTCAATTTTAGGGGCGGAGTGTTTTTCTTCTAATTTATTATTCATATAACCAATAGTTATGAATATAATTCCTAACATAAAAAAAAAGAAACTTAAAGATCTCATATTTAATTATAATAGATAAAAAAAAACTATGAATAAATAATTTTCATTTCATTAATAAATATTTTTTTCAATTTAGGTTCTTTAATATTTTTTATACAAATATTTAATAAATCATTTAAAACTTTTTTAGATATGTCTTTTTTTTTAACTATAAAATTATGTTCCTTAAAATTCCAATAATCCTTAATAAGTTTTAATAGTATTGAAATTAATGGATTTGTAATTTTTGTATGGTCTATAGTTTTTAAATTATTAAAAAGAGTTTTTTTTTTATCTAATCTTTTTTTTAATTTATTTAATTTAATATTTATTTTTATATTAGGACTGAAAAAAACAGTTAAAAATTTATTTAATTTTAATTCCTCCACATTAAATTCATAATCCAAATAAGTATATATTTTAAGAATAATTATAATTATTGAAAAAATATCCTGACTTCTAGGTTTAGGAAATCTTCTACTAATATTATTATTTTTAAGGGAACTAACGTTTTTTATATTTTGCCTATTAACATTTTGCCTATTAACATTTTGCCTATTAACATTTGGCCTATTAACATTTTGCCTATTAACATTTGGCCTATTAACATTTTGCCTATTAACATTTTGCCTATTAACATTTTTTTTAGTATTAATACCATATAAAGAACCACCTTGTAAATTATTAATTTTTTTGTTATTCATTCTAGGATGAATATAATTATGTGTTCCTTGGTATCTATTATAACAACTGTAATCATTTAAATTACACGCAAAACCAAAATCAATTAATTTTAAATTATTTGTTTCTGGGTTATAGAAAATGTTTTGTGGTTTCAAATCTCTATGAGAAATTTTTAATTTATTATGTAAAAGCGAAACTGAAATTATTAATTTAAAAATAATTAAATAAAATTCACTATCTTGGATTTCGTCTTCTTTTTTTAGATATTCTGATAAATCTATTCCATCCAAATATTCAAAAATTATGACTTGTGGATTTGATTTTAAATATATATCTTGAATATTTGTAATATATTTAGTAATTAATTTTTCTATTTTCCCAGATGATATCTTATCAATTTTATCTTTTATATTTTTTAGTTTTTCTGGTTCTGGGTCAGGTTTTTTCATAATTTTTGCTATGAATGTATGTTCTTTATATATTATTTTAAAAACAATTCCAAATGTTCCTTCACCTACTAATTTAAATCTATAACCTTCTATTGTAAACGTATTTTGATTTTTTTTTTCTAATATTAAATCTGTATTTTGGAAGATAAAATCGTACATTATAATAATTAGACAATAAAATAAATAATTAGATTAAAACAATTTAAAGATTCGTATAATAATTATATTAAAAATAAACATAATAATCTATAATGGCTGCCGAACAAGAAGTACTAGAAGATTATCTCGAAGTAGATAGACCTGTCCCTGGACAGAATTTTGCTTGTATATCATTTATTTCACCTGAGAAAATTTTAGAAGATAAAAAATTATTTAATTTGTATAAATTTCATTTATCAATTAATTTAGAAGCAAAATTAACTTTTTCACAATTTAAAGAACAATTCGAAGATTTTAATTCTTCTAATGAGACTATACAAACAGACTTTAATGAAATATGTGATTTTAAAACTAATGTTAGAGGAGTAAAAATTAGAGGTGTTTATGATACACAGAGAGAGGCAAATATCAGAGCACAAGTATTACAAAAGATGGATAGTTCTTTTCACGTATATGTAGGGCAAGTAGGTTATTGGTTACCTTGGGACCCTGACCCAAATGATATTGTCGACCAAGAATATTTAAATAATGATTTAAATAGATTAAATAAAGAATATAGTAAGAATCAAATTAAGAAGGATATGTTTTACGAAGAACAAAAAAGAGAAAAAAAAATAGCGGCATTAAAAGAAAATGAAGAAAGAAAAAAGAAAAATGACGAAGAACTTCTTAGGGAAAAAGAAGAAAATGTTATTATACACGATGGAGAAAATGTTGGAATAAATGATAGCAATAAAAGTTTAGAAGAAGCTTTAAATGATGTGGACCCATGGATGGCGAGGAAAATTGAAGAAGAAATTTCTGCAGATATAAAAGAAAAGGTATTGGAAGTTACTGAAGATATAAAAGTTACTGAAGATATAAAAGTTACTGAAGATATAAAAGTTACTGAAGATATAAAAGAAGAAGTATTAGAAGAAATAAATTAGACTTAATAAATTAGACTTAATAAATTAGACTTAATAAATTTTTTTTCTAATAATATAATATATGAATTCAATGGATGAAATGACTGTTGATATGATGGAAATTTTAAAAAGATTTTTTAAATATGTATGCGAGGGATTAATGGTAGCGATAGCCGCTTTTGTTTTCCCTAGAAAGAAAATGAATCCAGATGAAATTTTAATGATTGCGGCAGTGGCATCGGCAACATTTGCTATTTTGGATATGTATGCACCAACTATAGGTGTTACTGCGAGACAAGGTGCCGGATTTGGTATAGGGGCATCTTTAGTGGATTTCCCAGGTAGAGGAATGAAATTTTAAATTTATATTAAATTTTTATTATTAAATTTATATTAAATTTTTATCAAGTATTCCCATTATATTATGTTCTTTTTTTTCAGGTATATCGTAAATACCTTTTCTCTTCACTAAACCGTGAATACATTCATGAATTAAAGTATAAACTAAATTAGAATATGACCAATCTTTAATTGTATTTAACCATATTGTTTCTCCATCTGTTTCCGCCCAATATCTATCAACTTCGTTATAAAAAAATTCAATATTATTTAAAACTTTTAAATAATGTTCTGTATTAAAAATTACTTCATCATTTCTTAATTCATTTTTTGAAATATTACAAATTTCATTTTTATTATTAAATAGCCATAATTTAGTATCTTCTATAGCGTGTTTTATTTTATCTCTACTTAGATTTATGGTATCTCTACTTAGATTTATGGTATCTCTAATTAGATTTATGGTATCTCTACTTAGATTTATGGTATCTCTACTTAGATTTATAGTATTCATTTATAATTAATTTATTTAATTACTTTTTAAATTAAATAAATTAAATGGTTATATAAACGAATTTATTATGTCTATACGGATGGTATAAATTCCCATTTTAAATATTCACATATTTGTCTCCAAATTAAATCTTGTTGGTGTAATTTTTCTCTACTTTTAAGTAAAATAAAACAATCTATAAATTGGTCTAATTCTAATAGTTCAACAAATTTATGTAAAACATATGAATAAGATAAGAAGTTTTTTCTTTCTTTAGGACAAAATTTGGTAAATGGAATTTGTATTTCTTTAAACATTCTTCTTAATTCTTCCTCCGTAGTTCTATTCATAATAGGTGGTGGTAATCCATTTAGTTTATTAATAATATGTGGGACGTGTTCGTAATATTTATTTTTCTTTAGTTTTTTAAGAATTTCTCTAACTTTAGAAGATGTTAAATCTCCCATATTATCTATTCTTTCTTTTTTAATTTCAATAAGGATTTGGTTATAAAGGTCTTGTGGTATATCGGTGGTTTCTTTTGCTTGAAATTGTGCCATCCATTCATTAAAATGGTTAATTCTTTTATAGGCAAAATATGATATTTCTTTTGGGGGATCTTTATAGGATGGTTTATCGGAATCGATAACAATATAATCTACTTGTCCACATATTTCACAAATCATACAACCATCTGCTAAATGAGTTTTTTTTTCTATATTACAATTTAAACAAAAATCTTCATAATTATTTTTAATATTTTTAACAAAACAAGGGTCTGTTAAAGATAAGTAATCATCACAAATATCTTGTTTAGTATTACTATTTAATTGGTTATTTTTGTTTAACCAATCCATTACAGTTTTACTACCTTTTTTATTTAATTGTTCCTTAACAATTTCTTTTTTACTATTTTTATTAGAAGTATCATAATAATCAAATAAAATATTACCAGTATTTTTATAATATTCCTTTTCTTCCTTACTAGATTCAATATCATCAACTTCCTTTTCTAAAATTTCTATCTTATCTTCCAATTCATTTTTTTTTAAGAATTCTATATCATTTAATTCCTTTAAAGGTTTATTCATTAAAATAGTATATTGTTCTTTATATAATTTTAATTTTTTTTTTTTACCAGTAAATGATTTTTGTAATTCTTTAAAATATTTTATTTTAATATTATGTTTAGCATCTATAGTTGTTCGATTATCTATAATAGCCCGTTTTTTATTTTTCACTTTAAATGACATTCTTTGTTAATACTAATAATTATATTTAAGAAACTTAATTTAAGTATAAAAAAAATATATATTTAGTAAAATTTTAATAAACGCCATTTAATTTTCACGATAGATGATTATTTATCACTTTATTATTAACTAAATTATAATTAAAAAAATATAGGTAATAAGTCTTTATTGATTTTTTTCATATTTTTCTACATTTTTGAATATGTTTCAAAATAATTTTTAAAAAAAAAAATCTATATATAAGTTATAAAATGGGAGGAGGATTAATGCAATTAGTAGCTTATGGCGCTCAAGATATTTATTTAACTGGTAATCCACAAATTACCTTTTTCAAGGTTGTCTATAGACGACACACTAATTTCTCCATGGAGTCTATCGAACAGACTTTCAGTGGAACTCCAGATTTCGGCAGAAAGGCTAACTGTACTATCTCTAGAAACGGTGATTTAATTCACCGAGTTTATCTCCAAGTCGAACTTCCATCGGTCCAGGTTGCTGCTGAAGATTACTTCCGATGGGTTAATTGGGTTGGTCATGCTTTAATTAAGAATGTTGAAGTTGAAATTGGTGGTCAACGAATTGATAAACATTACGGTGATTGGCTCCACATCTGGAACGAACTTACCCAAACTTCCGGTAAACAAGCAGGATATGCTTCTATGGTTGGTAACGTGGATAGACTTTACCGACCTGTTTCTGGCGGTACTTCCGCCGGAGGTTCCACCGGAACTTCTCCACAAGAGGTCTTTGATCGAAAAGGTGTTATGCCAAAGACTACTCTTTTCATTCCACTTCAGTTCTGGTTTTGTAGAAATCCAGGTCTTGCCTTACCACTTATTGCTCTTCAATACCATGAAGTCAAGATTAACATTGAATTCCGAAGCGCCGAAGAATGTGCCGGATTCAAGACAAGTCTTCCTACAAGTGCCAAAAGTTTTTCCAGTGCTTCTCTCTACGTCGACTATATCTATTTAGATACCGATGAACGACGAAGATTTGCCCAAGTTTCCCACGAATACCTTATCGAACAGCTCCAATTCACTGGGGATGAATCGGTGAGTAACACTAACACTAAGATTAAGCTCAATTTTAACCATCCATGTAAGGAACTCATTTGGGTTGTCCAAATGGACTCTTGCGTAGTTGATGCGCCAACAAGCGCTCTTGTCAAAGGACGTCAATGGTTTAACTATACCGATAAAGTTGATGTCACCCCATATGGTCAATCTGACCCATTATCCCTTAATGATATTATGGATGGTGTTATTGATACTGATCCAACCGATGGCGCAGGAGTTTCTGCTCATGCTTCGCAACATTATGGCAGTGGTGTTGTTGCGAGTGGAATAGGTATTAATGTTCTCAATAATGCGACTAATAATGGTCTCTTATCGAGTCATAATTTATCTTATGACCTTGGACAAAATCCAGTTGAACGAGCAAAACTCCAACTCAATGGTCATGATAGATTTTCTGAACGAGAAGGTCGATACTTTAATCTTGTCCAACCATACCAGCACCACGAGAATGTCCCAGCAACCGGTATCAATGTTTACTCTTTCGGTCTCAAACCTGAAGAACATCAACCATCTGGAACTTGTAATATGTCTAGAATTGATACGGCAACGCTTCATTTAACTCTTTCTGCTAATATTGGTTCTGGTTCTGGTTCTGGAACTTCAGCAAAGGTGCGTGTCTATGCCACTAACTACAATGTTCTTCGAATTATGAGTGGTATGGGTGGTCTCGCTTACTCCAATTAAATTTATTATTATTATTATTTATTTAATTATTATTTAATTATTATTATTTAATTATTACAAAAATATATTTTTATAGAAAGTTTTATTAAAATTTCTATAATGATTAAACTTTATTTATTTATAATTGATTAAACCATATTTATTTATAATTGATTAAACTTTATTTTTTTTTTATGTATATATATTAGGTAATGAATAATATTATATACATAATATTTTTTATATTTTTTTTATTATTTATAATGTATTTTAATAAAAAAAAAGAACTTTTTATTTCACCACAAATGAATGCTAAATTACTAAATGGTATTAAACTTAATATGGGAGAAATAGAAAACATTGACGAATTAGAAATACAAAAATTAAGTGATGATAGTGAAAAATTAGTAATACTTAATATTATAAAAAATTATAGTGTTAAAAATTTACTTTTTAGTAAAAATTTAGAATTGGTAAATTATAAAGAATCTAATATATTAGGAAATAGTATAGACAATATAGGTGGTGTAGCAAGTATAGTTAGTGAAGAAGACAATATAGACGGACAAATGACTAATAAATTTGAGTTGAAATATAATAATATTACATTAGAAAATATTCATAATATACCGGTAAGTTTTGCTGTAGGAAATGATTTTTCTACTGATAAAAAAAACCCTTATTACGGTATTCAAATTAAATACAAAATAAAGAATACTTCTCATAATAATAGAGCCGAAATAGGAATAGATTTTAAATCATATATGGATATACCTATTGGAAAACTTATAGAAATGAATGAAGTTTTACAAGACCCTGATTATAAAAATTTACATAGAGAAAAAGTAGAGGTTATAACTAAAGAAACTAAAAAGTTAGATTTTTTACCATACTTTAAAAATACAGATATTAAGGCACTGGTTTTATTTAAAGATACCAAAAACAAAGAATTTTTAAATAGTTTAGAAGGATATTTTAATTTAGTTGATGAAAAAGGAAACAGAATATTAACCAAATGTAAATTAGATACACCTTTTTGTAAAGCACATATACTACCTAAAGGTAAAATATATGGTAGAGATAAATATATAGTAGGTAAATATATTCCATCCGGAAATAACTTTCAAGTTCTAGGAGATGATGAACAAATTGCTAAGAAAAAAGCAGTTGATGCCGAAAAAGCAAAAGCAGCAGCAGCGGAGAAAGCAAAAGCCGCTAGAGAAGCAGCAGCAGCTAGAGAAGAAGTAGCAGCTAGAGTAGCAGCAGCAAAAGCAGTGGAGAACGCAAAAGTAGCAGCAGCAAAAGTAGCAGCTGATGCCGAAAAAGCAAAAGCAGCAGCCAGAGTAGCAGCAGCAAAAGCAGCAGTTGATGCCGAAAAAGCAAAAGCAGCAGCCAGAGTAGCAGCAGCAAAAGTAGCAGCAGCAAAAGTAGCAGCAGCAAAAGTAGCAGCGGAAGATTGGAATTGTATCAATAGTAAATTAGGTACTCGTACGTATCACTATAGTGAGGGTGACAAAACTATTAGAAATTATACTAAAGATCAATGTAAAACAAAATGTTCAGGAGACGAAAAATGTAAAGCATTTGATTTTAATACTATGAAGTTAGACAATAAGACATACGCTAACGGGGACAAAGGGGGTAATTATTATACAACGTGTAGATTATTTAAAAGAGATGTAGGTACCGTGTATAAAAATACATCTTGGGGGGCGGAGGCATTCCAACATTGTTCTAAACCAGTGGAAGGTTTTGTAGGAAATTTTCAAGATAAAGAACAAATACCACAAGATTATTTATATCAAAAATTTTTAACAAAAAAAGATTGTGTAAAAGATATAGATATTCATACAGAAAAAATATCAAGTAGTGAATATTTAAAGGAACCTAAATTAGATTTAATTGCGAATAGTAAAACATTGGCACCTTTAAAAAGATTGGGTGGTAATAAATGTATTAAACACCATGATGAATTTAGAGATGATTATTTCTTTGGTGGATTAGATAAAGATAATAATATGTTTTGTTATGGGAAAAATAACGATTGTATTCTCTTTTCTGATAAACCAGAGTGTGAAAAGTTAAATTTAGAAAAATTATTAAGTGTCCCATTAGATAAGTCTAAGGTAAAAGGTATAAATTATCAAAATGACAGAACTTATTATGATAAAGATTCATTAACAATTAAGAAAAATAAAATGGGAGCGACTTTTAAAGATGATAATGGTAATTTAGAAATTAAATGCGATAATGGTAAATATTTAGAAGGAACCTTTAATGTCGAAGATGAATTATCTATTATAGGTGGAATTTACAAGGATTGTAAAGATCCAAATCATCCAAACCACGATTCTTGTAGTCCTTCTATAAGTTCATCTACATTACATTTGGCGGAATTGATAACAACTAAAGGTAATAAAAAATATGACGCAGATAAAAGCGATAAATATTCTAAATTTGGAGATTTGGATGGAAAATGTATAGATAATAATATACCAGATGGAAGAAATATAGAATGTGACCCATTAGATAACCAACAACCATGTTATGTAGGAGATAGACCTAGTTTAACTCCAGGAGAGTCCCAACCGAATATTGATTTATATAATAAATATCTTGGATTTAACTGTAATACTTATACATTGGATTCTAATACGTGTAAACATAATAATAATGGTGTATTATCCGATGTTATAAGTTTTTCTACCCCATTAGAAGAAAACTATTTAAATATTATGGATGAACAAGAGATTTTAGAAGTTTCTAATAATTTAGAAGAAAACTTAATGAGTGATAGTGAAAAATATGATAGTAAAAATTTACACTTTTATATAGAAAAATATTTTGAAAGATATGAAAATATGAATCCAAATAATCATATAAATCCAAGATATACTATTAAATTCGATACACAATATGATATGCTTTCTAAAAATGATAAAGTTATATTAAATATTTATTATAAAGGAGAAAAAGAAACAACACTTCTAAATAATAGCGAGGAAACGTATAGTATTGAAGATGATGATATTATAGAAATTCTTTTACAAAAAAATAATCATCTAGTTTTTAAAATTAGAAGAGATACAACTGATTTAGTTAAATATACAAGTATTCATAAATTGGAAGGGGAATATAGTAGTCCTATAAACTTTTTTATTTCCCAAAATAATAATAGTTTTTTTAGAGATATCAAATATAAAGAAGAAATTCCTTCTACAGTATTACCTTATAATCCATTTATAGATGTGAGACAGGAATAAATATGAACTAAATTAAATAAATTAATATCTTTTTAATTAATAATGGTTAACAAGATTTTAATAACTTGTATTACAATTTTAGTAATATTCTTCTTACTAAAAAAAAAAAATATTGAAAATTTTAAGACTAATGGAGAAATAGAAATAAAATTTAGTGCAAAAGATAGTATTTTTATGGTTTCCGATGATATTACAAAAATTGAACAAAGCGCTGAGGGTTTAACAATACATAAAACTGATAAACTAATTTATTCTAATAAAGAGATTTACTCTGATTCTGGCAAACACACGGGTTTTATATTTTCTATAAAACCAAATCAAAAATTAAAAATAGGATTTAGTAATAAAGATAAAGACGACGAAATTTCACATAGTATCAATATTATTGGCGATGGTTTATTTCAAATTTCTGAAAAAATACAAGACTCAGACCAATATGCTATACAAGATATAGATTATTGTCTATCCGGTGATATTAAAAAATGTCTTAATACAAAAGATAAATATACTTTTAATCCAACTACGGATTTTTTGGCCATTATGGTAAATGAAAATAGAGCAAATTATCTTATTATTAAAAGGAATGATGACGGAGACTATGGTTCTATGCTTATTCATCGAGGTTCTAATCCACTTAAATTTCCATATAGATTAAAAGTAATTTCAGTAGATGAAAAATGCGTTTTGTCAACTCTTTTATGGACGAAACATACTATTGTTTATAACTCCCCTGTATATTGGAGCGTTGAAACCCAATTTAAAGACGACTACGATAATAAACCATTAGAAATGGTTCCTATGCCATCTTATACTATAGAAGAAAAAAGCATACCAGCACCAAGCAACCTGGATGATGGTAGTTTTGATTTTGGGAATGCTTTTTCATCAGGTGTTAAAAAGATTTTAATTACTAGTGTTGGAATGGATGGTGAATTTTATGAAATGGAATTTATACATAATTTAGAAGAATTGTATCTACAAATAAATAAAGATAGAATATTCCTTAAATTATATTTGGATGATGACACATATATTTTTAAGAAATATCAAAATCCAGAGACTACACTATTTAAACAAAAACAAAAAATAATATTTAGAAATATACAAACAGTTGAAAATGTTGAAATTGTTATAGGAGATACGACATCACTTAAATATAAAATTAATAAACAGAATGATATAAATATAAATATACCTATTAATTCTCCATCTCCTTTCTAAATAATTTATTCATATATTATAATATGGACACCAAATATATAATTTTATTTTTCATAATAGTTATATCTATGTTTTTTTTAAATACTATATCAAATAATACTATATCAAATAATACTATAGAAAATTTTAATTCACCAAGCGATACTTTAGAAATACATAGTTTACAATTAGATGAAAATAGAGAAAAATATCAAGAATTCCAAGAAATCCAAGAAAAAATTTTAGATACATATAATTTTCAAATTGGATATAATTCAATAAATAATACAAATAGTAATAGTATAGGTGTTTGTCCTTTGGGGAAATATTATGTAGGAGAATTCGAAAAAGATAAAATAGATTTTAAAAAATGCAAAGATTGTACTAAATGTAATAAAGGATATTATCTAAAACACGGGTGTTCTGGAAATACAGATTCTATATGCGAAGCGGAAAAAGTCCCTCATAATATTTTTATGAATTCACATACTAAAGGTTCTAAAATACATAACGTAATAAATCCTCATCAACATCCGTATGGATATAAATATCAAATAAATAATAAATCTAAACAAAATCATAAACTTTCATCTATAAAACATAATCATCTATAAATATAAATTGTATCATCTATAAATATAAAATTTTTATCTTATTATATTTTAATATTATGACATTTTTATATAAACTCTTAATAGTAATAATCGTTGTTTCCTTATTAGTGTTGGGTATTTCATATGATATACATAAAAGTAGAGTCCCTATAGAAAGTTTCCAAGATTTTCAAACAACCACGATAACTAATTTTACACCAAAAGAAGGAGACGGTTCTACTATAGTAACTATAGAAGGTCGTGGTTTAGAATATATAGAAGAAGTTTTATTTAAAGGATCAGAATGCGTTATATTGGACAATGCGACTTCTTCCAAAATACAAATAATACCACCGGCATTAACTGAATTAGGATTCACTATAGAACAAATTAGGAAAAAAATAGATGAAACTGGTTCCGGAATACCCGTAGATGTTAAATTACAAAAAAAAAATGGCGGTAAAACTCCTTTAACATCTGTATTATTGCCGAATATCGTATTTACATATATAGATAAAGGAGCGAATTGGAAAGATAATTGCCCTAAAGTTGAAGAGGAAATAGAACCAGAAATACCTAAGGCACCTGCGGAAGAACCAGATATAGATGTTTCTGAAGGAGAAGCTAAATTTAAAGAGGGGACTGATTTATATTTCTTACATGTTACACTACCAGATATGGAAAAAAAATTAGAAACTTTAATTAACCAAATGACAGATAAATTGGAAGAACAGAAAAAAAATAATCCAGAATTAGAAAATGCGGATAAACTTAAATTGATTCAATCTATGGATTCTTTATTAAAATATAAACAAGATATGAATATACTAAGATATAATATACATAAAAATCTATCAGATGATTATGGATATGACATATAAAAATATGATATTCTATTAAGTTATTTTTTGACCTAACTTTTTTTTAAAAAGTTAAAAGTTATTTGATTTCAGTTTTAGCAGAGATTACATAAATAGTATTTTCAGTAGCTACCAAATATTCGTCATTTACTTTATAAGTATTTTGGATAGGAGAGGTGTGTTCGTCATTATTCTTAAAAATAATCTTTTCATCCTCATTGGTAGCAATACAAATATTACCCTTTAAAGAATCAACGTAAAAATAAAAACACATAGGTTTTCTTTCTCTAATAGAAAGTTTACACGCTTGCTGAAGAGTGTCCTGGCAAGGAATTGAAAGTTTAGGTTTTGCAGTAGACATTTATAATATTTAATATTTTTTTTATTTTTTATTTTAATCGCACTTTATTATCATTATATCTTATTATCATTATATCTTATTATCATTATATATTATTATCATTATATATTATCATTATATATTATCATTATATCTTATCATTTATGAAACCATTTATCATTTAATAATTCAGTACAATTTGGTCTATTATTAAAATCATAATCTAATATTTTAAACAATAATTGACTAACTTCATCTATTTCTAATTCTGTAAGTTCAAATCTTTGATTTAGTTCTTTTCTAATATCTCTAGATTCCCCACTTTTATGTTTTAATATTTTACCTTTACTATCGAAAATATCGTCACTAAATTCACTATTTACAGCCATAATTTTGGGGATTCTACCTAAAACTTCTTCCATTTGTATCATATGAAGTCTATCTTTTTCTTTACCTAATACTTTATAATCTCTTAAATCAAAAAGAGGATTACCGTTAAATAATTCATATAATAAACAACCAATCGCCCATATATCAGATTTATTATCATAATATGAATTCAAAATATTCTCAGGCGGTCTATAACTTCTTGTTAAAATTTCATCATTATCCATATCACCAATTACTTCAGTATTTCCAAAATCTATAATTTTAACTCTAATATTGGATAAATCTATTTCTTTTTTTATTTTTTCTTCAGTATTTTCTACAGTATCAGTATTTTCTATAGTATCTGTATTTTCTATAGTATCTGTTTCATTAATTTCCAATTTTATATTTTCTAATGTAGAATTATTTAATTTAATTATATGAGATTTAAAATATTTAATCATTTCTTTATGTGCTCTATCTCTAATCTTCCTTTTAACCATTTTCCTCTTATTTTTGTCTAATAATTTTATTTCAACTGGTGTTAATTCTTCTATTTTTTTTAAATAAAAATCATTAATTTGTAAATCTCTAATTTTCAAAATATAATCTTCTATTTTCTTATTTGGTCTTTGTATAAGAATATTATCCAATTTTAAATCATTATGAACTAATCCACAATTATGAATATATTCTATTCCAGACAAAATATCATTAAAAATATTTTTAATTTTATCTATATCTAATTTTGAATCATATTCTTCATCGACTAATTCATTTAAAGATTCTCCTAATAATTCCAATAATATTCCTCTCATACAATTATCACCATGATTAAATTCAATTTCTCCATAATATTTAATAACATTAGGATGTTCCCCTAGTTTATTTAATATTTTAAAATTGGATATTTCAGTATCGAGTTCATCAAAAAATTTCTTTTCATGTAACTTTAAAGCAAGAAAAATATCATCAATATAATCATAAACTAACCAAGTTTTAGAAAATGTTCCTTTTCCTAAATATTTTATTATAATATATTTATTATTTATATTACTACCTATAATAGAATCAGTGAATTCTTCATCGTCTGAAGAAAGATAACCATCAGAATCTTCGTCATTTTGTATTTTTTTTATTCTTTTTAAAAATTTCTTTTTTCTTCCACTGGCTTTTAATATTGCTCTATCCATTTAGTAAAATAATAATAACTTATTCTTAAATTAAAATTTTAAATATTCTTAATTAAAAAAATTAAATATTAATATTATTTATTAATCTTTTTTACTTTTTCTACCTTTTCTTTTACTTTTACTACTTTTACTTTTACTACTTTTACTTTTACTACTTTTACTTTTACTACTTTTACTTTTTCTTTTACTACTTTTACTTTTACTACTTTTACTTTTACTTTTACTTTTACTACTTTTACTTTTTCTTTTACTACTTTTACTTTTACTACTTTTACTTCTTTTATTCCTTATATTATTAAATGACAAACTAGTCCTTATCATTTTAGATAAATCATTTGATTTACTAACTGTTTTTGTTTTATGACTTAATTTATTTCCATTAGTTTTAATAGATTTTAGGGACATTTTACCATTATGGGTAAAACCTGCCAAAGTTCTAGATTTATCATTAATTTCTAAATGTCGAACAAATTTAACATTATTATTAATATTTTCTCTTAAATAAATATTTTTTTTGAAGTGTTTTTTACCATTTACTATAGAAAAAACTTGTTTCTTAGATATACTACTTTTATAAACCATATAATATTAGTTTAGATATTTATTATTTATTTTTCTCTAATATCTTTATTAATAGTTTCAATTTCATATTTATTTTTATTATAAAATTTGATTCTTTTATCACCTTGTCTTCCAAAAATACTAAAATTATCTATAATATCTATAACCATAGGAACTTTTTCCCTATCTTCTTTATTTTGTCTTAAAATTCTACCAACTGCCTGTTCTATACTACTTTTAGGAGATGCCAGAAAAATAGTATTTAATGTTTTACAATCAAAACCTTCACTCGCCATAGAGAATGTTCCTAACATAACTTGTTTTTCTTCAGTATCTTTTAAATCTTTTTGCTTCATTCCACCACAATAATATCCATTAGAAATATTTTTTTCATTTAATTTACTATGTAGAAATTTGAGATGGTCTCTCCTATCGCTTAAAATTAGTAGTTTTCTACCATCTTTTACACATTTATAGACTTCTTCTAAAATAATTTCATTTCTTGGTTCATACATACATATATTAGTAATCATTGTAGGCATATTTACCTGTCCTTTAAAATTTGTTTTTATCTCACTATACTTATCGTCTTCAACATAATAATTAATTACCTTAACTTTTACTTCTTCTTGTTCTCTCTGTTTTATACTATATACAGTATCTCCTAAAAACCATTCGAAAACTTTAGTCAATCCATCCGCCCTTTTAGGGGTTGCCGATAATCCCAATGTATAATTACATCCAATTTTAATTAGTGAACGCGAGAAAACTTCGGCACCCAAGTGATGACATTCGTCATAAATAACAAAACCAAAGGTACTAAAAATATCACCGGGATAATCCTTCATAGAAATACTCTGTAACATACCTATTACAATATCTTTATCATCTATATTTACTATATCACCTTGGATTTTACCAACTCTGGCATTAGGTAAAAAGAATTCTATTCTTTCTTTCCACTGATCCATAAGGAATTCTTTATGGACAATTACTAAAGTTTTAACTTTGAGCGCGGCAACCAAATATAAAGCCAGAACTGTTTTACCAAAACCACAAGGAACAGATATGATACCCCCACCTGTTTCGTGAGCAACTTTTATAAATTTTTCTACTACTGGAATCTGGTTAGGTCGTAATTTACTAGAAAACTTAATATCTATGGGAGTCCCTTGAACTATTTTATTTTCTTTAGGAATTCCCAATTTATTGATTCCAAAATATCGCGGAATATAAATTTTCCTTTTACTTTCTAGAAAAACACTAAATGGTTTGGCATCTGGTTGAAATTGTTTATTAACAAATGGTTTAACGGTGAGTTCTTTTTTTAGAGAACTTATTAGTGCAGTATTTTTTAATGTTTTGATTATAGAATATCCACGATTTCCTAAATACGAATCATCCATTTTATAAATAAAAATTTAATATAATATAAAATCAATTTTGTTATTTAAATAATTTTATTAAACTTTAATAATTAAACTTTTATAAAATAAACTATTAATAAATAAACTTTTATAAAATAAACTATTAATAAATAAACTTTTATAAAATAAAAATATATCTTTAAATTATAAAGTATGAAAAAAGTATCCGCATCAAAATTTACCAATAGTATGAAAAAAGTTTCTGCTTCTAAATTTACTAATAGTGTAAATAATATGGCAAATAATGTTAATATTAATGTTAATAAAATTATTAAGAATGAAATGGCAATAAATCTTATACGAGTTTTAATTATTTTATATACATCTTTTGCTATTCCAGTTCTTAATACAAACACTTTAGAAATACTTAATAATAATGTAGTCAGATTAGTTATTTGTTCTCTTATTGTATATCTTTCTTTTATGGATGTTATTACTGCAGTTTTACTTACTATCGCCTTTGTTTTAACTATTCATCAAGGGAAAAATAAAGTAGGTGCTAAAAATAATAATGCCATACAAGATATTGAATTAAATCAAGGGAATAGCGATATTGTAAATAGAATAAATAATCTTACCAATATTAAAGTAGAAAACTATGAAGATTTAAATAAGGCACTTAATGGACCATCTGGTTCTGGTGCTACAAATAACCTTAATAATAGTGGTAATAGTGGTGGTAATAACCTTAATAATGGTGGTAATAACCTGAATAATGGTAGTGGTAATAACCTTAATAATGGTGGTGGTAATAACCTAGAAGAAAATAAACCGGGTGGTTATAATACAAATGGAACTCAATTAGCGAATATTAATTCGGAAGGTGATGAAAATAACTTATATGATAGTAAACTTGCTGGTATTAATAACCAAGTAGGTAATTTACAAGCAGGTAATAATTTACAAGCAGGTAATAATTTACAAGCAGGTAATAATTTACAAGCAGGTAATAATTTACAAGTAGATATTAATAATATACCTGGAGGTATGGTTGATTCGGTAGGTGCCCCATTTAATAATGCCACAGCAAATAATGCCATAGCAAATAATGCCAATACAATAATTAAAAAACTACCTATAGATGAAATAAATAAAAAACATCCAGCAAGTAATACTATGACTGATAATATTCTTGCTATAGGGGCATCATTAGATCAAAATGGTCCAATGGGATTAACAACTTCACAAAACTTATACGATATCTCTGAAAATGCCGTTCCCGGAGCAGATATAATGAATCAAGTTATTAGTGTAGACAATAGTTTAAGTGCCCAAGGTATGAATTCACCTATAGGCGCAAATTATGCTAGGCACAATGGTTATCAAATGAAAGATGGTAAAGGTTTAGTCCATAATATATTAAGAAATGACGCAGTTAAACAATGATTATAATTATTACTATCGTGGTATAATTATTACTATCGTGGTATAATTATTATTTCTATCGTGGTCTAGCCATTTGCTTTTGACCTGTAGGAGGTTGCGGTCTAGCCATTTGCTGTTGCTGACCAGTAGGAGGTTGCTGACCTGTAGGTGGTTGCTGACCAGTAGGAGGTTGCTGACCAGTTTGTTCAGTGAATGCTTTACTCATAACATTTCCACCAGTTAATCCAGCAACTAATTTGCTAAAAAATTCAAATTTGAAAATAAGTTTAACTAAAAATATAGATAATATAATTACCATTATAAATACAAAAAATAAAATATAATAACTATAACTAACTGTTTCATCTGGTATGGCACAATATTGCCATCGCATCTTTGGGTCTGTAGTATAACACCACGGCGCCCCTTTGGCATTATTTGGATTTCTACAAGAATTATGTCTTATATATTTGCTTTTGACGGTATCATATTTCATTAATCCATCTTTCGCGGCTTCCTTTTGTTCTGTCGTCATGTTATCAAATTCTATACCTTCCTTAGGAATTGAAACTGGTTTTTTCCAAAATTCTAACAGATTACCTTCATAATGTGTTTTATTTGACCCCCATTCTTGACATTCCATTCCATCTATTGTTTGTGTTAATTCTTCAGTTTTTACTTTAAATATTAAATATTTAGTTTGTTCTTTTCCATCAAATTTTGCTATAAGTTTTTTTATAAAATCTTTATATAACTCTGTGGTTTTATTATTAAAAGGATTAATTATATCTGGGAATCTAGATTTATCCCAACATATAAGTAAATATAGTAATCCAAAGTTTTCTTTGTAAGTCTCTGATGCAGGTTCTGTATAAAAATTATTTAATTTATTTTTTATATCAATTAAATTGCTTTGAGATGTATGATTATCATTATCTTTATCATCATCTTCAATACCGATCGCAGTATTAATTTTGGTAGCAGTACCTGTACGGATTAAATTATCATAAATTTCATCAATTGTTTTCCATGTTTGTAACAAAGTATCTACAGTATTTATTAAATTAATTCTTTTTATTTCTTTTTCATCAAATGTTATATCAATTTCTTTTACAAAATATTCAAGATAGTTAAAATCGTTATATACATAGTAATCAAAAACAATATTATCAGATACTGTATCAATTTGGTTATGAATATCTTCCACTAGCATATCTTTATAACCAATTTTACTTGTTTCTTCCCAATCACTAGATATATTTTTTAATTTAGAATTATCGCTTTGCCAACCAACATTAACACCATATGAATATTTATCTATCACAAATGATGCCCTTGCTTTATATTCGGCACCATCGCGATTATCAGATATAATTCTTATAGGTGATAATTTCTTCTCAATAAATGTATTTTTATCTTTATCTTCTAAAGGAACTTCTAATATTTTTACATTTGGATTAAAAAATATTAATCTATTATTTAATGGATGTGTTGCTCTATTACCTTTAGGATTTCCTATACTTCTAATTAAATCTACATATTCAGGTATTATATTAATATGTTCATCAAAAACAACCCACGCATATTTCTCCGTGCATGGTGGCATTGCTATAGAACCCGTATATGTATAAAACGATTTCTTTTTAGGAATTAATTGTTCTACAGACCATTTATTTCCCACATCAATTAGTATTGGATTATCCTTTAGTTTTAAATCTCTAAATGCGTCAGTATGAATAAATTGACTAAAGAAAATATTGGGTTTAGTGCCTTCTGGAGAATTATCATTACCTTCTTCTATATTTACCAATACACTTAATACTATCCCATTTTGTCTGCCTCCTGAATTAGAATCACCGGAACCTTCTGTATTGGCGTGCGAGTGGTTATGGTTATGTTTATTTTTAATCTTTATTTGTCTTGCTTCTTCTACTCTCGTAATATCCAAATCTTCCATAATTCCATGATAAAAATTTATTTCCATATGAGAACTTTTCCCATCTATTAAATGATTTCCTGGCGTATGTAAAAAAATAAATTTTAATTCATAATTATTTTCTCCAAATTTAACAAAACTTCCTTCATCGTGAATAAATCTAATAAGATTATCCTCATATTTATCTATACGACATTTACCTGGTTTATAGTTGATTTCTAAATTACATAATGTATTACATTCTTGTACTGTTTTAGTATTAATATTTATGGGAGATTGTTGGGGAGGTTTTTTATTACCATATTTTATATTAGTTCCTAATAATTCAAAGGTGGAACACTGTGCGTCCCAGCCATTTTCTTCTAAACCTGAACCATTTTTGTTTACTTCTGGATATTTAAATGACATTAATCTTAATATTTTATAACATTTTTTTTTTATATTTTTATTTATTTTGGTGGAACTGGTTTTGGATTTGTTCCAGAGAATGTATCTTTTGATGCTAATATTCCACCTGTTAATTTTGCCACAAATTGCATAGGGTATTCATTAAAGAATAATGTTTTAACTGTAAAGAACGCTATTATAACTATAAATAATAATACAAAAAATAACACCACTTTCCCCAAGATATTGGAATAATACGGTGTTTGGCAATATTCCCATCTTTTATTTGGATTTTTAGTATAACACCAAGGTGCTGCTGATCTATTACCAGGATTTCTACAATAATTATGGGAGGACCAAGTTGTAACAGTATCGGCATCGGTAGTGTCTTCATATGATAACATCCCTTCTCCAATTTTTTCTTTTAAAGTGGATGTTAAATTAGAAAATATGCTTCCTGTTTTATCCATTTGTTCTGGTGTTTCCCAGAATTTCCATAAATTTCCTTCATAATGAGTTTCATTAGATAACCAATTTTGACATTCTTCATTATTAATTGTCCTACTTAATTGTTCGCCTGGTATTTGAAATATTATTTGTCCCTTTAATGCTGTTAAATTAGCAGTTAAATCCTCAGTTAATGAAGATTCCACAGGTAATAAGTTTATTAATTCATCGCGAGTTTTATTATTATCGGGGCCATTATTTTTATTATACTCGTGTATTAATGAATAAAATGAAGATTTACAATCATTTTTTGTTTGCCAAATTATATCTAAATCTTCAAATAAAAATCGCAATCGCATTATGTTTCTATATTTTTTTTCGGTGTCTAGGTCATCACATTCGCCGGAACGGATACATAATTTAAATAGATTATTGGTTGGCAAACCGTTTTTCAAAATGTCGTCTAAATTTAAATTATTTATTTTCTCTTTAAAATCCCCTATATCTTTTCTTGTTTTACCTAAATCTCTGTTCCATCCTCTTTCGTTGGTCTGTTTACATGCGTTTACAACTCCGTTTCCAATAATACAATTATAAAAGTTATCGAGTTTCTTGCCATAGGGTTGTAATTCACCTCTTCGGTCATGCCGATTCACCGTTGGACCGTCATATTGTTCTTCTGGATATTCGTAAACTATATCATAAAAATCAAATAAACTTTTATCGTTAAAATAATCTGCTTTATTTTCTATTATTTTTTTATAATATTCTTTTAAATAATTATTTACTTCTTTTTTATCTTTTATATATTCATCTAAATTATCTTTATTGAAATAATATTGAAAACTAATTTGTTCATCAAAATCAGTGGTAGGAGTAGTTCCTCTAGTTTTAAAAGTTTCAAGTAATTTTTCTAAATATTTTTCTTCTATTGCGGCATCTGCATTTAAAATTATTTTATCATAATCGCTATCTTTAATTTTTTCCCAAGATACCTTAATATGATTATCTTGTCCATATTCGTTCCATAAATCGGCAACTCTTTTCGCTTTTGCCTCATCAGTTAAATATCCTGTGTTAACTCCGCCCATAAATGAATTTATTATACCATCACTGAAATCATTATATTCTTTACTTGTTTTAGTAGATGGTATATACGAAGACATTCTAGTCAAACTCAATAAATCCTTAATTTGCGCCCTTTTACTTTTTTTATATGCTGGGTCAGTTATTATTTCTATATTCTTTCTATATAAAACTCTTGATGGTGTGGTAGGACTCTCGTCATGTCCAACTTTATATATATCCCCGTCAGTTCCCTTAATACCCCTAATATATAATCTATCTATAATTTCTTTACTTATTGTTTGTACTGTATCGAAAACTATATAGGTATTGGTATCTTCATACATAAAAAATGACCTTTTTTTTGGTAAAATTCTCTCTATACTCCAATGGTCGTGAACAGGAATTTCTTTGGTTAGAGTAGCAGCAGTAGCAGCAGCATTTAATAAGTTTTTAAAAGATTTATGGTGGACAAATTGATTAAAAAATTTATTAACATCACTTCCTGTATGCTGTCCTTTATTAAACAACATACACGTTACTATATTTTTTTTATCCAAATTTTCATTATCTGAATCGGCATCTATATGAGGTTTTTTATCATCATCACTACCTAAATGATAATGAAAATGTTTATGTTGATTAGATTCTGCTGTATCCATATGATAATGAGTATGAGCGACTATTCCTTTATTATTAAAATTTCCGTGATATAGATTAACTTCTAAATCGTATTTTTGTCCATCTATAGAGTGTCTACTTGGATAACAAAAATAAGCATAAGTAAGTTCGTAACTAGTATCTTTATAATTAATAAAACTTCCTTTTGGGTAAGCAATTCTAAAACTATTACCTCCTTCTATTTCAATAATACATTCTTCTGTATCTAAATAATCTATAATTAATTTACATAAAAGGTTACAATCTTCTACTGTTTCTACATTTATATTTTTTTCTGAAACTTCTGGTTGTGACATTTAATATTATTATAATATTACATTTTTTTATTAAATAAAATTTATATTATTATATTAATTATGTTCAACGTTATAATTCCTATATTTATGGTGTTGATTTTTATTTATATATCACGAAAAGAAATACATAAAGAGTTTATAGGAAATAATGAAGAGTTTATAGGAAATAATATAACGGACTCCCCTTCACCAGAACGAATTGTATTTAATCCACAAGAATATCTTACCTTTTTTGAAAATAAAGAAAAAAAATTTATAATAGAAATAATAAAACTGAATCCATTATTTGATACAGAATCAAATAGTCCTATAAGTAGTGATTGGAAAGCCGAATTTAATAAAAAACTTTGTTCTGGTTGTTCATGTAGTTCTATAACAAGTCCTTCTATAACACCAAGTCCTTCTATAACACCAAGTCCTTCTATAACAAGTCCTTCTATAACAAGTCCTTCTATAACAAGTCCTTCTATAACCAGTCCTTTAAATAATAGTAATTATCCTATATGTGGTTATAATGAAGGTTCTGTAAAATTTCAATGTTCCCAACAATGCCCTGAATGTAATTCTTGTCATTTAGAAAATAATGGATTGGCATTAAAGTTTGAAGATAAATGTAATATACCGCAAAAAGCAAGTGATAAAGAATTATGTAATTTTTTCAAAGAAAGAATATTATATGTTAAAGAACAATGTATTTTTCCTTTAAATGATATAGCAAGTCCTTCACCATCTAATAGTCCTTCACCATCTAATAGTCCTTCAACATCTAATAGTCCTTCAACATCTAATAGTCCTTCAACATCTAATAGTCCTTCAACATCTAATAGTCCTTCAACATCTAATAGT